CATCATTGGCTACGCATTATTCTATGGAAGGATTTAAACTAGATTTATCGGAGGATTACAATACTTTTCAAGAACTTTATGCAAAGCATATAAAATGCAAGAATTGTTTAGTGGAGAAAAAAACCAATTTTTTTAGATTTTTTATTGATTTCGATGTACTTTCTGAAATTATTATAGACGAAGAACCCTATTTAAAATGCATTCAAGATGTTATATATAACATTTATAATATTAAAGATCTTAAATGTATTTCTACTGTTCCTAATAAAAATATTGAAATTGTTAAAGAAACTAAAACTTTTATAAAACAGGGTTTTCACTTTCATTGGCCCGATTTAATTGTTGACGTAGAAACTGCTATAAAAATTCGTAGTAATATATTAGTAAATATTAAGACACTTTTTGGAAAAGTTGAACACTTCGATAATGACTGGGAAAAAATTATAGACAAATGTGTCTATAAAAAAAATGGTCTTAGACTAATTGGTTCTGATAAATGCATAATTGCAGACAATAGTCGCGTATATGAAGATCGCGTATATATACTTAAAAATGTATACATCGATAAAATTCCTAATAAAGAAATAGTAGATTATTATACAAATAATATACTAGAACTAGTTAAAGATACGAGTATTAGAAGCGATAAAACTGAGATTACTAAATTTATTAATTTAAATGAATATGAAGAAGAGGAAAATTTAATTTCTAATTCAGACCTTACACCCATTTCTAAAAACAGCGTAATTTATTCAGAGATTAAAAAATTCTTTAAAAATCATGCATCGGGATATAATGTAGAAGACCTTGCCAATATTTCAAAAGTAAACGGTAAAGATATGTATTTAATTTATACTAAATCTAAGTATTGTCAAAATAAACAGGGATTCCATACAAATAACCACATTTTTTTCAAAATGACTCCAAATGGTCTTTGTCAAAAATGTTTGTCACAAAATACAGGAATTTTTGGTTGTTGCAGAGATTATCAGAGTTCATACGTTCCATTAAGCACTGGTATAATGGCAGCACTAAATTGGAAAAAACCAAAGTTTAAGGAAACGTCTCTTCCACAGTCTTTTAGTATCAATAATCTTTTAGAACGGTTGGAAAATAGAATAGTTGCTAAAAATTCTTTTATGGGTCCTGGAAAAAAGAAAAATATACAATAAATACAATCGATATTATAATTCCAAATACAAATTTGCCAAACATATTTAATTGTGTAGGGGATATAAATATAGACGGAACTTTAGAATTTATAAATTCCATTCCCTGGTCTGAGTGCAATATAAAATGTGACAACGAAATCAAAAATGCCATTTTTATATTTTTTTCACTTAGCAGTTTGTCTAGAATACTCAATTCCTTTATTACAGACTTTGAATTATCTTCCCTTACGGAAGATAATTTAAGATCCTGTTTTGCGACATTTTTAGTTTCAATATTAGAATTTTCTTTTTTATTTTCATTTTCATTATTTAAATCACTGACTTTACATTCAAATTTTGACATTATATTTTATATTTATATTTTAATACCCCTTTTTAAACGAATACTTTTTTTAAAAATTAATTTGTTTTATAAATATAATATAAAACAGATGGGTATAAATAATTTGGCAGTTCAAACCTTTAGTTCTTCTGGTTCACAGTCTGTTTGCAGAGCAAATAAAGCAGATAGTTCTACACAGATATCTTCAGACTTTATAGCGAGATGCCCTGTTAAATACATAAACGGTTCAGGTACTACAAAAATAAGCGGAAGCATAACAGGTTTACCACATAATTCCTCAGCAAATGCACCAGGTAACACCGAAACTTTTAAAATTCCAAATAATGTAGACGCAATAAGCGACATGCTTCTGTGTTGGACGGTGACAATACCTGCAAGTACGTTTACAAACAAAGGCATCTATTATTCAAAAACTCTACTTTTAGATTGCATTAAAAAAATTGAAATAAAGCATGGAGGATTAATTATACAAACTATAACTCCAGGAGATATATACATGCGAAATTACTCTGAATTAGGTACTCTAATTAAAAGTGAAGATACATTCAACAAAATTACAGACGCCAGTTACATAGATACTGGAAGTATAGTAGGTTGTGGTACTACTTCAAGTGAAACCCTTAATTTTTCGTTATCGATACCCTTTATTGGTAGAAATAAAACAAAAAACAGAAGTTTAATACAAACTGGGACCTATACAAATATTTTAAGCGTGGTTGTATATTATAACTTTATAGACGGTTCTAGTACTGTGTTAAATAACTCTACAATTCTGCCTTTATTGAATACAGCAGGTGCTGCAACAAAAACTAATGTAGAGTCAAATCTTTATATATTAAGTCACATAATAACAGATACTGAAAAAAATTTTATGAAGCAAAACATAGTTAATCGAGTGCTTAATACTTCTGTAGGATTATCAGTTACAAATGTGTTTACTAATAAAATACCGACAGGTGTTATTACTGGAACTACTAAAATAATAGTAGATTTTGATTCTGTAGATATAAATGTAACCCATATAATGTTTTGTTTAAATTGCAATATATTTCAAAATGGACACACATCTGGTCCTAAACAATTTATAAGTACAGACTCAGCAGGTATGCGAGACATCAGTTTTGTGAGAGTATTTACCCCTCTCGTCTCAGGTGCAAGAAAATTATCGTCTTCGTGGGGCGAAGCTGGAAACGATACACTTACGAGTCTGACTGTAGCCACTAGAACATATGATGGTTCGTCAGCTTTTGTTGATGCTAGCTATTCCATAGTTAATCCAGATGTTTTAGGAGTTTTTAATGGGTGGTTAGAAAGTGCCGAACTAATTATAGGAAACGAAACAACTGGAAATGTTTCAGTTTCTGCATTAAATTCAAGTCAAGAAGAATTTGAATTGAAAATGTGTGACAAGAATTTTTATATATTAAAACTTGCAGATAATGCTTTTAGCACAGCAGGAATACCATTTTCACGAATTAAAAATAAAACCTTGGTTTTAAATGTATATAACAAGTTTTTTAACGGCGATGTATTCGGTGCGTATGCACCGTCGTCTACGTATAAAAGAGACGTGAATATCGACGTGTGCGTATGTGGAACTACTTTACAGATAATCAACAACAACAACGTTTCATTTTCGTATGTCTAAATTAATTTGAATTGAATCAAACAATTTTAATTCGTATTAAATTTAAAATTATTTTCTTTTATATTATTAAATAATATAATATGTCTGGTGCAACTGCAGCACATGCTTCTTATAATGGTTCTGGTACACAGGGTCTTGCTGTAACAAATAGAATTAATGATGTCGGTGACGTCATGTCCGTTTTTTGGAACAAAGACAAAACTACAAAACAGTTACTACACGGGTCTTCGATAATCGAAATTCCATCGTCGGGCGACGGAGCATCTGCAGGTTCTAATATGATCTTCACCTTAAACAGCGATATGGACTTAATTGGAGACTTGTTTTTAACTATTAAAGTTACACCAAGTGCATCGATTACTGTAACAAAAGAATATGGTCTTTTAGGGTTAATTGATAGAATTGAATTTCAGGCAGGTACTCAAATTTGGCAAACTCTTGAATTTTCGGATATTCTTGGATTAAATTCTACTGAATTATCCCAGGGAGCGTACGAAAAATTTATATTGGGTCTTCATGGATCGGATAGAGATGGAACATATATGCCAAAGGATGATGGAGTAACCGTTACGAGTTTGATTACATTTACCACCGATAGGTTTTTTATTGTCAAATTGCCTCTTCTAACTAGAACTATCGCACCAATGTTAAATAATTATTCTAACGTAACAGAGGGTGGATTTCTTACAGCAGCAGCTCCAAATCAGACTGTTAAAATTAAAGTGTATACTAATAAATTGTCTACTATGGGTACCAATGGAATGTTAGGTACTAATAGTGCGAACGGTATTACTGACATCAGACTTTACGGCAAACACATTATAATGTGCAACGAAGAGCGTGAACAAATTAGAAATATGCCAGGAGGACTAACAAAACGCGTCAAGATATCGCAGAACAAAGAAGAAGTTCCTCAAGTAGTAACTGGTGAAATAAGCATGGAATTAGACTGCGATCACTTTTCGCTATATGCTTCGCATTTGATTATACAAATAATAGACGACAGTGCTCTTGATGGAGGTCCCATAGATAATTTGAATGCCTCGCTTATCGAAGCCGAGTTAAAGTTGAATTCCACGTCTTATTGCGGTAAACTTAAAGGCGGGTTACTGTCCGGTGTTGTACCGGAGTCTATGGGTTTGTATGTTAACCAATTTAGTTCTAGAACTACTCCTCATATTAGTACTATTACTTACGTATTCCCGCTTGCCAATAGAGCATACTCTGGTTCGGGAGTTCCGCTTAATAGATTCGATAATATTCGTCTGGCATTAAAAATTATAGCACCAACAGGTGTTAATGTAAAGAAGGTTTGTGTCACATGTGTTGGAGAAACCACTGCTATGTATAGACAGGGTGCAGCATCTATCTCTATGTATTAAATAATTAAATATTCAACTTTTACAAAAATAATTTTAAATTTAATACGTATTTAATTTAAAATTATTTTCTTTTATATTATTAAATAATATAATATGTCTGGCGCAGTTGCTGCTCACGCTGCTTATAACGGTGCTGGAACACAGGGACTTGCTGTAACAAATAAGATTAATGATATTGGGGACATCACGTCCGTTTTTTGGAACAAAAACGATACAACTCGTCAGTTATTACACGGTGCAAATTATGTTGAAGTTCCTTCTCAGGGTACTTCTGGCGGTTCATCCAGAAATATAATAAATTTCGACATCAATAATGATGTAGATTGTATAGGCGACCTAGTTTTAGAAATTAATGCAACCATTGACACCGGTACTAAAGAATTTGAGGGGTTTGATTTACTAAAGGCCTTATCACGCGTAGAACTTATTGTAGGTACCCAAGTATGGCAAACTTTGGAATATGAAGATCTTTTAGCTCTATATCATTCTGAGGTTCCACCCGGATGTTTCGACCACTTGGCATATCAATTATCAGGACACTACTCTAATGAAACAGAGGGGCAACCCCTTTTTTTACCTGTAATACCAGATGCATCTGTAACAGTTTATTCGGTCGCGATGATTCCACTTAAAATGTTAACTAAAACACTTGCATCAGAATTAGAAGTTTATTCAGAACATACAGAAGATGGTCATCTGATGGCAGCAGCCCCAAATCAACTCGTTAGAATTAACGTACATACAAGAGAATCAACTGCGGTCGATCCACTGTGCAGCAAGATTAGCGTAAAATTATATTCTAAAAATATAGTTATGTGCGAAGCAGAACGTCAACAGTTGGTTTCTACTCGCATTGCTAAAAGAATTAAAGTTACCCAGAATGCTATATATCGCCCATCTTCAAACTCGGATATAACTCATACTATTAATTTAGACCATTTTTCGTTATACGCGTCTCACTTAGTGATAATCACTTCAATTCCTTATTATAGATTAGATACAGTTGAACTATTGCTTAATTCGTCTTCTTTCTCCGGAGAAGTACCGGTAGAAATACTTAAAATAACCGGTGGATGTATGGGACTTTATTCTAATAAATCGGGACATTCAGTAGGCGCCGACGACATGGTTTATTTAACTTTTCCACTTGCTTCAACTGCATATGGAGGTGCTTCGGTTCCTCTAAATAGATTTGACAACATCCGACTAATTGTTAAAGGTATATCTTCTGGTTTAAATGCTCCGAAAGATACAAGCGGGGGTAACACAACACATATTATTAGCGTAACCGCGGTAGGATGTACTACTGCTTTATATGATAATGGTGTAGCATCTATCTCTATGTATTAAATATCCGATTTAAATATTCAACTTTTACAAAAATAATTTTAAATTTAATACGTATTTAATTTAAAATTATTTTCTTTTATATTATTAAATAATATAATATGTCTGGCGCAGTTGCTGCTCACGCTGCTTATAACGGTGCTGGAACACAGGGACTTGCTGTAACAAATAAGATTAATGATACTGGGGACATCATGTCCGTTTTTTGGACTAAAAATGACACAACTCGTCAGTTATTGCACGGTTCAAGTTTGGTTGAAGTGGTAAGTTCTGGAAGTTCCGGACAGGTTAACACGTTTGGTTCAGCGAAAATTTTTACCATTAATAACGATGTAGACGTTCTAGGAGACCTGTTTTTAGATTTAAAAATGAAAATAAAACCAACTTTTAATGGTACAGGTGCTACGAGAATTTTAACAGATTTTGAATTAGATGAAAATTTTCAATATCGATTGATTGATCGAGTTGAATTTATGGTTGGTACGCAAATTTGGCACACATTAACGGGTGCAGATATAAAAGTAATAACTACAACCTGTAAACCAGAATCGATTTCGGAGATTATGTCTGAAACGATAGCCAGCGAAAGATTTCTCAGGGGAATTAACTCTCCAGACGTTGCTGGAAATGCGGATGTATCTTCTATTCGTCTAGCACCGCAAACTACAGTTTCAGAATTTGCAAGAGTAGTTTTATGGATACCAGCATTATCTTCGGATATGACTGCTCCGCTCAAAAAATTTGCAAATATTACCGAAAATGGATATTTAATGGCGGCTGCTCCACAACAGTCTGTTAAAATTAAGGTAGTATTTAAAAACCATACCACTGCTGCTGCAATAAGCACCACTATTGACGAAATCGCACCTGATGGTGAACTCGAACCTGTAGCCTTTGCTTATCCTCCGATAGATCCATCGGATGGTGATTCGAACATGGATGTGTCTGGAGCAGTTTATACAAATAAGGGACCTTTCAAACGTGTAGTTACAGGATTTTCCGATACAACTACTACTGATATAGATGATGTATCAGGCAAAACACTCACTTTAGATTTGTCTATAGACCGCGTTAGATTATTTGCTAAACAGCTTATGTTATGTAAAGAAGAACGAGACCAAATCAGAGGTGTTCCCAATGGATTACCTTACAGAATTAAAATGACACAATCTATTAGAGCCGAAATCGGCACTAGTAGAGAAAAAACTATAGATTTAGATTCTTTTTCGCTCTACGCGTCTCATATTATTATCACTGGGGATGTATCTGGAGCCCATATTATGTCTGCGGAACTTAAATTAAATTCATCGTCTTTTTCGGGAGTTTTACCTGGTATATTTCTCAAAAATGCAGCTCCAGAAACTCTTCATCTCTATTCCGGAAAAACCTTGTCTCTAGAGCACGTAATGGACGATGAAAACTATAACTTTCACTTGGGTAAAGAGGAACTGCCTATGTATGTATTTCCACTTGCATCTACTGCATTTTCGGGTTCTTCGGTGCCTTTAAATCGGTTCGATAGCATTAGATTAACTCTTAAATTTGATGCGGCTCCGGTAGAAGCCGGAGCAACTCTAACATCGCCAGGTGTAAACGTTACATGTGTAGGTGAAACTACTATTTTGTACAAAGGAGGTGCTGCTACGCTAGCAATGTATTAAATGTAAATTCAATTTAAATAAATTATAAATTATAATATAATAATAAATAATACAGCAATGGAAAATTATTTATTATTAATTATAAAGTACATTTTACTCGGGGTGTTATCATTAAGTGGCGGGATTTTTATGCTAATTTTTTTGTTTCAATTATATTATTTACTTACTTAAATAATTTTATTTACATTGAGCTCACAAATTTCCAATCTAATTCTTTGCATATGTTTTTCCATATTTCATCCTGTTCGTACATTTTTTCTCTACTTTTAAGTAGAGGAAAATATTTCAAATACTCATTCTTTTCTAAAAGTTGAAAAAATTTATATAATGTATACGAATAACTTAAAAAATTTTTTCTAGTTTTAGGGCAGTGTTTTTCGAAAGGTTTTTGTATATCATTAAACATCTGCAATAACTTAATTTCAAGTTCGTTGTTTATCACCAATCTTTTTTCTCCTGTAATTCTAGTAATTATATGTGGTATGTGTTCATAATATTTATTAAGTTTTAATTTTTTTAAAAATTCTTTCATTTTATCGTAGGTGATACTATTTTTATCAGTAATTCTTTCTTTTTTAATTTCGTTAATTACAGCTGTTATAATTTCATCTGGTATACTTATTCCTTCGCGTCCTTGAGTTTGGTATATCCATTCTTTAAAATGGTTAGTTCTCTTATAGCAATAAGGTTTATTATATTCATGACTATCCGAATGATTCCACTCTGGCAAAGTAGATACATTATTATTTTGAGTTGTTCCGCACATATAGCAAACATTAACGCCAACTGATGGATCATTGACTAATCTATTTCCGCAATCCTTACATTTAAAATTATCTTGAATTGTATCTATATAATTTCCCCCTTCTTCCGGAAAACACTTTGCTATATAATTTTTATACATCAACTCTTTATTATTTTTAGAATCCAATTTAATGTATTTAGAAACATCTCCCAAATATTCTGAATCATCTGGTTGCTGTTCTGTGGATGTATTATCTATATTTTTAATAAATTCAATTGCTTTAAATAGATATTCTACTAATTCTCTTTCAGATTCTATATCGTTAATTTTATCTTCTAAAGATTTAATTTTTTGTAAATGTAAATGAGAATTAGAAGAAATATCTTTATTTTTTAAAGATTTAAGTTCTTTTTTATATATTTCAAGTTTCCCTTTTTCCCTTTCGATTTCTTTAAGTTTTGTGTTGTGTTTTTCTAAGATTGAAGTTCTAGAATCCGTGTGAAGTGGTTTTTTTGATATTTTAAATGATGCCATTAATTCTTATAAATATTATATTTTTTTAAACGTTTTAATTTATTAATTTTTAAAAATTTATATTATAAATTATGTTTCTTATAAAATTATCTAACATTTTTAATATAAAGGCGTTAAAACGCATAGCAAAATTATATAAAATCAAATATATTTCAAACATGACAAAAGATAAATTGTTAGATTTACTAAATAATTATAATGCTGCAAAATTTATACAACGCGTATTTAGAAGTAAATTAATTTTAAATGCGGAATGTCCGATATGCAACGATATACTAGTATATCCGTTTATTTCATTCAAAATAAATAATGTATTTTTTTACTATGATTTTAAAACTATCACGTCTTATTTTGAAAAAACCGGAGATTTTAGAGATCCTTGCACTAGAAAACTTATTTCAGATAAAAAAATATATGAAATAAATGCATTAATTAGTTATTATTATGGAAAATCTAGTAATAAAAAATTAATTACTAAAAACATGATTAAAAATACAGAGTTTAATATAATAACATATTGTTTGCATGATTTAATAAAAGAACTTGATTACAGTTCTAAATACAATTTATTAGATTTAAACTCAATTTATGAAAATATACTACCAAGATTTATATATTATATTAATTATCTTATTAATAGATATCCGACCGAAGAATTTATTATTGTTTTGAATGCATGTAAAGAATCTATTAAAAACCCAACATTACTAAAATATATACATTTTATAGAGACAAATTATTGCTAAAAAATATTAAACATAAAGGAAATGCATATATAAAAGAATGTATATAAAGGATAATATGTCAGGTTGTGAAATCTGTGATCCTAAAAGTAAATACGGCAATTGTATATGTAATGAAAAATTTGCTATATTCAATGAAACATGCAAAAGAATTGTCGATGATTCTCAATTAAGTATATGCAATTTTTCAATCTTAAAACCATGGACTATATCTACTATTACTGTGTGCTGCAATTTTAATAGTTTAATAGACATTAAAAAATATACAGATTTTTATGGAAATAACGTTAATAAAAAAAAATTTTATAATTGTATTCATTTTTACTCAGGTGTAAAATATCAAACTAAGATTAAAATATCTATTAAAATTTTTTCAAACGGTAAAATACAGATGGCAGGTGTTTTAAACGTTTTGGCAATTACATATGCGATAAGAAAAATTTTTAAAAGATTATCTACATTAAAAGCATTCGAAAGCGAAGCATTTGTTTCAAATGTAAAAGTGTGTATGATTAATTCTGATTTTAAAATAAATAAAAACATAAAACAATCAACTTTATGTAAAATGTTTGATGAAAAGAATTTACCTTATATTAAAAGATATTCTTTTAACCCTAATAAATACCCTGCAATAAATGTTAAAATTTTAAATTCTGACCAGATTAGTCTTACAACGTGTTTAATATTCAGATCTGGGAGTATAATGATTACTGGAGGTAATGATTTATGTGAATACTACGACATTTATATAAAAATTTTAAAATTAATCGATGAAAATCACACAACGTTACTGATTTAATTCATTTAAATCTTCTGGAATATTATTTTCATTTAAATCTTTATTTTCATTTTCATTTTCATTTTCATTTTCATCTAAATCTTCATTTTTATTAGATTGTTCGATTATTTCGTTTGTATTTTTTGGTGACTGAATTGGAGTTGGCATTGGCATTTGCATTTGCATTTGCATTTGCATTTGCATTTCGTCATTTGACTTAGAAGTTGGAATTGGAATTGTATTCTGGAATCTTTCTCCTGCAGACGATATAACATCAGAAATAAACTTGTCTACTTTATTTATTTTTTCTGAAAACGTATTTAATTTTACATACATTTTGTAATATAGATAAAATAATATTATGCACAAACATAATAAAATTATTAAATATATAAAATAAGGACTGCTCAGGTCAAAATCCATTTTATATATTTGAAACATTAAAAAATGCAAATTTAAAACGAATATTTATTCCGGGTCATCTATCACGTTATCGTCACTTGATATATCAATACCAACAAAAATAGTAGTTCTTTTTACTAGAACTCCGGATCTGGGTGGGTATTCCCGCGATCCCTGGAATAGTACTTTAATGTCGTTATTTGTAAATGTAGCCATGTAATAATCCTTTGTAAACTGTTCTCTAGGCAAATTATTTTCTCTGCAGTGGTCGTTAAATGCTTGTGAAAATACTTTCATTGGAATATATAATTTTTTGTCAAATACAACTTTACCAGATTTCAAAAAATTCTGGAGAGAATTTGTAGTTTGTTCCATATCTTCTTTATTTTCATGAAAATATTTTGGGAGGATATTCCAAATGCCGCGTTTCCCATATGTTGCTAATGCATTGTGATATCCGCTAATGCACAATTTTAGAATAGAAGGAATTTCTTTAGTGAGTTTTTTGTCAATTTCTGTATCTGTTACTTGCACTTTTTTCCAAAAAGTTAGTACAGCAGTTCTTCTTGAAACGCTCTCGGAATTATTTTTATATCTCATAATTTTATTTCCACCCATTGTCATTGGCACTTTCCAATCAATAGTTTCGTCGTTTTTGTATTTTTCGGAGTATGTATTTCTACCCCCTTCTACGAGTAACTGCCAGTCTGTTTGTTCCATTTTAAAATTTTCTGCAATCTCAGGTGCTATTACCATGAACTTATTGACATGAGGTTTGATTCCGTATTTTGCATCGATGTTATTTGATATGATACCTACATCTTCTTCTTCATAAAATTTCTGCAAAATTTTCATTAAAATTGTGCTTTTACCTGCACCTGCCTGACCTAGTAAATATAATAGTACCTGCCAATTATCTAATTCTCCAATATCAAAACACATTCTACCCATAAAAATACACAACCATTTTTGAATCTCTTCAGGAAATTCTTGATAATCCAACACGCTTTTAAATGTAGGACAGTGTTTCATAATTTCAAACCAGTTGTCGGTATAGTCTTCAAAAATTTCAAAATTCGTATCGTGATATTTGCACGCTACTGAATAACTACTAATATATGGATGAGACGTTCCATAAGGTACAAAAATATCTACATATACAGGCGTGTCACCCGGTTCTGCAGTATTATATTTAGTGATGTAATTACCGTTTTTAAAAGCAAAGAGATGACGGTCTTTAACAAGTGCTGGCAATTCCGGACCTACATATTCCATAAAATAACGCTCTGTATTGTTGATATTACTAATTCCATTTGCAGTAGCATGTTTCCATTGATTGAAGTTTATCTTGTGGTCGCTTTGTTGATAAATGTATTCTTTTATAGTGCAGTGTTTTTTCCATGCATGTGTATTGTTGCCGTTTTTTATAATAGGTTTATAAAGATTTGCGCCATATTTTGTAAATCCTTCTTCAGGAATTTTTTCTAAAAAATATAAAAGAAACATCTGATACGAAGTTTTCTTTGAATCGTCCGTAAATCTACTATATTTAAATAGCATATCCGGGTCTTCATTAGACAATGGGTCATGTGTTTCTTCTGTTGTTTTATAAAGAAGATATATATCTCTTATGAGTCTCTCGCTGTAAAAGATTGCTTCATAAATTTTATCCCATGTTTTCATATATTTTTCATATTCTGGAACAGTCGTTTTAAATTTTCCATAGACAATAGTTGCTTCAAATATTGCATTATCTATTTCATCTCTGAGTAAACTTGTGTCAATCGCATTTATATCTGTGATATTAAAATTTTTGCAGGCACAACCTACAACATCCAATTTATTTATTGCCCATTTTTTAGTTAAATCTTCAAAATAACTAATCACATCTTCTACATTTGCATTCTTAATCTTTTCTTTTATTTCGTTAGACCACTGACGATTATGGGCGCGATCCGTCATACGATTATATTACTATATAATTAATGCTTTTATATAATTTTTGAAAGTTAGTTGCACGTTATAATCTGCAATATAAAATATTACATTACTTTATAAGCATAGGAAATGAAAACCTGTTTGCTTTTTGCAAATAACGGCGAAATTACCGAAAAAGAAATTAAAGATAAAAAGTTTGAAAATCATTCGATTTTAGATTTTACCGATTATGTAAAATACGATAAATACGTTATTTTACATAATACTAGTTTAAACGAAGATACCGATTTTAATAAAACTATTTTTTATTTTACCGAAGATAGATTTAAAGGGAATATAATACTTGTTAAAATAGATGAAAATAATAATATTAAAAATTTAAAAATGAACGATTATTTCAAAAAATTGACTAAAAATTTCCGGGAAAATTTCAAAAACATACAGACTGTAAATGATTCAGATTCAGATTCAGATAGTGATTTGAGTATTTACGGCAAAATTTTGTTAAAAGAACCATTTGAATATTAAAAGAACCATTTGAATATTAAAAAATTTATTTACATTTTAAAGTCTTATTTACATTTTAAAGTTTTATTCTCAGTTTTTTCACGGTCTTCAACGTATATGTAATTGTGTAAAAACTTTGCTTTTTCTTCATTAGACATGCCATGCACTTTTTCAAAGTCGTATGAAAAAAACTTTACTAACCTGTCATAAACGTCCCCCTTTTTAACTGCCTTAACTTGTGTAGATTGTTTAAGTTCAATGGTTCCTGTATTTGTGTTGCATATGTCTAGGTCATTCTTTTCCATAAATGCCAGCACTTCACTTTGTTTTTCTTTTTTAACAGCAAGTAATTCTTTAATCTTATCCTGAATTGGTTTCATTTTAAGTTTTAAATTTTTTATTTCAATATCAATTTTATTGAATTCTTCAACTTCGCGCTTAAATAGAAGAATTTCGTTATCAGTTACGTTCAACATCGATTTATTTAAATTAATTTATTTTTTTAAGTTATTTAATTTTATGTAAATTAAAGTGTAAAACTGTGTATATTTTATATAAATAAAACGCAATTAACAACATAATAAATACAAGAATTATTGAATATATCTTAATTGGCCACACGGTGTCGTGAATTACTCTTTTAATTTTATTTTTATTTTCTTCATTCAAAAAAGACTCAATCATTTATTAAGATTAAAATATTTTTTAATCACTTAAACCACCGCCGTCATCATAAACTTCGTTGTCTTCAGAATCACAATTGTCCACATCAAAAGAATGGTCTTCATCATCTGTTTCGGACTCAGAATCTGATTTAATTTCCATTCGTTTAATACTATTTAAAATTTCTTCTTCTTTGATATTTAAACTATACAATTTTGAATTTAACGGGTTCTTTTTAAAACCAGGTTTAATTGTATTAGAAATCTTGCTAATTTTACAACTTGTCTTTAACCCTTTAGAGATAAGTCTAAAATTTTCTGGCATTTCGATAATTACAATAGGAAAATTACTTTTTATAACTGGTTTTTTAATGTAAACATTATAAATTCTTGATTTCAAAGATGCAGTACTTTCTTTTTTTGAAAAGAAAAGTGGAAAATTAAGTCTTCTCAGATTATAATTTATGTTAGAAATATAATTATCCCTACTCATGCCATAATTATTTTGAGAGTTTTCAAGAAGATGTATATATCTTTCTAAATTTTTAATAATTTCACTTTTAAAGTCTTCAGTATGTTCTGCACTGATTAAACATTTGGATAAATCGGGTATGTCAACGTGTGTTGGTACAATTTTTTTGATTGCATGTTCTATATTTAAACTGCATTTGCCTTTTTTAGATTCAGATGCTAAAGTACCGCATTTAAATACCTCATATTTGATATTATCACTTTTCAAGGTAGTGTAAAAAAATGCAGGGACTCCGCATTCGCAGTTCATATCAATAATACAATGTATAATGTATAACTGTTTAATCTTTATATTTTTTGGCAATAAATTATTATAAAGTTATATATTACATTTATAATAATGTAATGGACAGGGTAAAACAGTTTAATTGCATTCAAAATGAATGCCTTGAAATATTTAAGAAAAAAAATGCAGATTATGGAGATGCATTTGCCACCCATGGAGTTGTAGGAGTTTTAGTTAGAATTAACGATAAACTTTCACGTTTTACAAATATTACCAAAAAGGGAATTGAAATTAATGTTACGGATGAAACTTTAAAAGACACCCTTATGGACCTTCACAATTATGCTGCTATGGCAATTATATGTCTTGAACAAAAGTAGGTTGGTCGGGTTTGTTCTTCAAAAATTGTTTCATATTAGTAATATGAAACCATTCTACATCTATTCCTGGACAGGTTGTAGAGCCAAATACATTCGACACCTTGATAAAACTTTCATTTGCATATTCTTTAAAATTGTTAATATCGGTGAATAAATTTTCATATTCATCATGGTCATTTGAAGTTTCTAATAAAATTTTGAGTTTTTCCATAAAACTTAGTAAAACAGTCTCAATTAAATTCCAAATATTGCAGTTGCTTTTTCTAAGTTTGTTCTTTTTGTCAAGTCGTTGTATAACGATTTTCCATTTTTCTTTAGTAATGTCTCCGAGTAAATATGCAACTCTATGTCCCAATAGTTCCTGCTCGGCAATTTCATCTTGATTAGCAAAATCGCGCACTATTGCTTGACTGTGTCTGTAAAATCTATAGACATTTGCAAAATATCCAACAGTTCTAGGTCCATTTGGAAAAATTCGTCTCAGAGAGTTTAACAAGTAGTATTCAGTAAGATTGTTTAAACCGCATGGCTGATGAATAACTGCATTTGGATTTGGTTTTATCTCTTGATTTGTTTCTCTTAGCCACCTAAAATATTCGGGATTGTGGTTATATTCGGTAATTTGAAATCCAGTCTTCCATGAAAATTGCACGTGACATCTAACGCACCACATTTGGTCGCAACCATCAATTTTTGAAATCATTTCGCCACATCCAGGGCAAGGTTTTGAAGATTTCTTGATAATACGTACAGTTTCTTTAATACTTTCGTCGCATACATGAGTTTCATTTTTAATGCACATACAATCTTTACAGTATTTAGTTTCACACAGATTACAAAAGTGTTTAGAATTTAAAAATCCCTTACAAGTAGTTGCAGGACATTTGAATGTAAAATTTTCTTTAGCAGATGTATCTTCAGTAGAAGTTCCGTTTAAGAGTCGATTGATTTCTAATGTGAATGCGTCTGCTACATCTGTAAGAGATTTGACCTGCTCTTTTAATCTTTTAATTTCAATCATCACTTCGTTGCGTTTTTTGGTTAAATCTCTACTCTTTTTGATTTGAGAAGCACGTTTTTGAGTAGCTGGCAAAAGTGACGTTTGGCGTTCTAGAAAAAGATTTTCAGTGTGTAATTTAAGTTCATTCTGAACAAATTTTTTTGTTAAGTAAGTATTCATAAATTCTCTTTCCCACGTAGTTTTACAAAAAATGCATTGCGGGTCATTAAAAGAATTTAAAATATGAGTTTTACAGCAGGTGCGACACGCAAATTTGTCTTCGATACACCCCTTACATGGAACTTTTAAAAAATTAGACTTGTTGAAAGTTTCACAGCATATATCGCATTCCATAGTAGTCAATAATTTATTGTTAAAATATTTCTAAGTTTATTTTTAAAAAGCAATAATTATATGGAGACGGTCGGACTCGAACCGACGACCATAGGCTCATAAGACCTACGCTCTAACCAACTGAGCTACGCCTCCATATAATTATTATATTTGAAATGTAAATGTAAATGTAAATGTGAATGTGAAAATTTTGAAATGTAATTGTATTTATTATATTTAATATTAATATTTTTTCTTTAAATAACTTTACATTTACATTTACATTTACATTTTATTTTTTTTAATTTGCAATTAATTTGTAAAATAATATAATTATTTAATTATAAGTAATTATAATATAATGGCACCGGATCCCGAATTGACTAGAAAGGTTTTTAAACTTATGCATAAAAAGGGTATTACCTTAAAGCAGGCTTGGTCAAAAGTGAAAAGACCAAAGAAGAAGAAAGAGAAGAAAGATAAAAAACCTAAACCTAAATCTAAAGACAAGGTTAAAAAGAAGAAACCCAAAAAGTGATTCAATTTATTTAATTAATTTAAAACTAGAAATTATAGATATAATATATGGATACTTTAGAAACCAGTACTAAAAAAAAACTATTAGAAATCTGTGAAAAACTAGGAATTACAAAATGCAAATCTAAAAATAAAAAAATTTTAATTGAACTCATTAAATCTAAATGTAAATGTGTAAATGAAAGTGTAAATGAAAGTGTAAATGAAAGTGATACAAAAAGCATAAAATTTATAGATTTATTTTGTGGAATTGGAGGATTTCATCAGGCACTTAAAATGTTAGGAGCAAAATGCATTCTTGCATGTGATATAGACAAAGATTGCAGAGAAGTATATTTCAAAAATTATGGAATAATGCCATGCGAAGATATTAAATTAATTAACCCGTCAAATTTACCCGATTTCGATATTTTATGCGGTGGATTTCCGTGTCAGGCATTTAGTAATGGCGGTAAGAAAAAAAGTTTTGATGATGAAAGAGGATTGCTTTTTGATGAAATTATTAGAATAGCAAAAGTAAAACGACCAAAATTTATGTTTTTAGAAAATGTAAAACACATTTTAAAGGTTAGTAATGGAGAAGTTATTGAATATATTAAAAATACAATAAAAAACATCGGATATAATTTAACTTTATTTGAAATGTCTCCACATGACTATGGGATTCCCCAACAAAGAGAAAGAATATATTTTGTATGTATTAGAAAAGATATATACGACTCTGGAAATTTCAGAGAAATAATATTAAACCCAAAAATTAATTCAGACGATATAGATCTGAATAAATTTTTAGAAAAAGAACATGAAATTGCTTCAAAATACTTTATAGATGCAACTATTAAAGCAGTGTTAGATGCTTGGAATGAAATTATACAACAGATGGAAATTGGAGAAAAAATATCTCCAACAATTATGATTAACGATGCATTTGTAGATTATGCTGAAACTGAATTTAATGCATTTCCCATTTGGAAACAAGATTATATTCTTAAAAATAAACCTTTAATTAAAAAATATAAAACTATTCTAGAACCTTGGTATGAAAAACATAAAAATTTATTAAAAAAGCGTGAAATTTATGGAAAGTTAGAATGGCAATGCGGTCCTATCAAAGAAAATGAAAGCATTTATAATCATCTGATTCAAATAAGACAATCTGGTATAAGAATTAAAAAATGCAAATATTTCCCAACATTGGTTGCGATATCACAAATACCTATATATGGAAATCAAAAACGATACATTACGCCGCGTGAATGTGCCCGTCTGCAGTCGTTTCCAGACGACTTTATTTTCTCACCAGACGACAAGAAGAGTTATAAACAGTTTGGGAACAGCGTAAACGTACAAAATGTTTATAATGTAATAAGTTCTACTTTGAAGAATTACATTCACATCCACACGCCATAAATAATTCATGATTCATGATTTATGAATCATAAACTGTGGAGAACTATTATGAATACAACCTTTCCATCTCAATTCTACTCTGTATGTTTTATCTCCAACCGATAATTTGTAAAATAATTTAGCAGCTTCTCTTAATTTACACTCTTTAGTGTAATAATAATCGCGGTGTTCCTCTAAATTTACATTTTTTTGTATATCTACGTTGATTTCTGCAATGCTGTCGCCATCAAATTCGTATAAATTATACGGCAGACCGGTACAATATAAACTATTTACCAAAATAGTCTTAATAGTGCAATTATTATTTTGAATGGATTTTTTTAATTCTTCAAAATATTTATTGTTGGTATTTGGATAAAATAACTTATTTACTTCTGCTCTATCAGATTTTATAAATTTAGAAAATCCATTAAAATTGAGTACTTCTTTTTTGTAAAAATTTAATTGGTCTGACTCGCTTTTTGACAACATTTTATGCACGCTATAGTTTGACTTAGTAGCATTTATAGACTGTTTGCAGGACCAACCTATTACATTATCGTTATCGTATTCTACATACAGGTCTGCTTTGGTTTGTTTTTTATCCAATCCTTTATTTAATTGGTCTATTTTATCGAATGTATTTTTTTTACCTGTAACGTAGATGTATTTTACTACACCTTCCGGTAATTTGGATACATTATTTCCAAAATTTTTAATTCTAGTTGTAACTGTTCCATTTTTTTTTAATAGGTCCTCTCTATATTCAGATAAATCACTAATTTTATTCAATAATATTTTAGTAGGAAAGCAAGAATTTTTAATACAGTCTGCTAGGTCATTTAAAATGTATTCAAATGTCACAATTTGGTCCCTTAATAAATATGCATCTACAATTTCACAAGCGTTGTTTTCTACACGCCGTCTCATTATACATTACATTAACAATGTATACTAAAAGTCTTTTAACCATAAAATAATTTTACAATTTATTAATTATTCATGTTCATAACTTAAAAACATAATTTATTAATATGTATGTAATGTAAATGAAACGTATAGCAAATCACGATGATAACACAAATGAATTAAAAAAAAAGTTAACCGTTCAACCTCATTTACCAGGTTCTCCATGTGTAGTAAATTACTCTATGTATAAAATTGTTGAAAATTGTATGTATATTCCTAAATATTTTGATACATCTAGTTCGTGTATAAATATCGACAATAATCACCAGGTTGTTGATATAGATATAAACGCAGAACCCAGAGAATATCAGAAAGAAATCATAACTTGCATACATAAAGAAATATTAAAAAACGATTCATGTATTGCGTGTTTATATACTGGATGGGGAAAAACCTTTGCAAGTTTATACATCGCACATCTTCTCGGAGTTAAAACGTTAATCATTGTTAACAAAGAAACTCTTTTAGAACAATGGAAAGAACAGATAATTAAATTTACAGGTATAACCCCTGGTATAATTCAAGGAAATACAATCAATACGGAACCAAAAATTTGCATAGGAATGGTTCAAAGTATATCTATGAAATCATACGCAAATGTATTCAAAGATTTTGGATTTACAATTTACGATGAAACTCATCATTATTGTTCTAAAGTATTTTCAAACGTTTTTTACAAAATAAGATCTAAATATAGTTTAGGTTTAACTGCAACGATTAAACGTGCAGATAAATTAGAATTCGTTTTGGAGTGGTTTTTAGGTAATATATCTGTAGATGTTAAACTTCTTATAATTGAACCGGAGATTCGAATTTATAAATTTTATGAATACCGTGATAACACAATAAAATATAATCAGGATGGCAAGATAAATTCTCCCGCAAGTTTAACTAATATCACCGAAAATAGCAATAGAACAGAATTCATAATTAAAATCGTAAAAGACTTATATACTCACAATCGTAAAATTTTAGTTTTAACTGACAGGAAATCGCATTGTAATTGTATTAAGGAATTATTAAATAATTATTCTGTCGGAATTTATTTTGGTGGTATGAAAAAAGAAGAACTACAAAAATCTAATGAATGTAGAATAATAGTTGCTACGTATCAGATGGCATCGGAAGGATACGACAACCCTGACTTAGATACTTTAATTTTGGCGTCTCCAAAATGCAATGTCGAACAGGCAGTTGGTAGAATACTCAGAAAGAAAAATGCAAATAATGCAGTAGTCATAGATGTAAATGATTGTATTAGTATATTTAATAACTGGAATACAAAAAGACAATCATTTTATAAATCTAGAAATTTTAAAATTAGTAATGTAAATGTAAGTGTAAATGAAAATGAAAATTTAACTAAAGAAGAACCTACTTTAATTACTTATTCTATTATCGATTAAAATTAATTTTATTTACGACTTTTTCTAAGTTCGAAAGACGAATTAACCATGCTTTCTCTAAGGGTAGCTTCTGCGCTTCCGTTTATTCCAGAAAGGGTAATTGAAGTATCAAGATCGTCTCCATCATTAGTCTTTAGAACAGATTCTACCGTTTCTACAGCGTTGTCCTCTGGTAGAATAGTAGAATTTAAAACTGTATTAGGATCTATAGTAGTTTGGGCAATAATAGAATAAGGCGCGGGAAGAGATTTATCACGGGTATAAGTTGAAGACTGCATCGGTATGCCACTGCCGCTGTATTTAAACACATCGAAATCTTCTATTTTTGTAAGCAAAGTTCTATTATCGTCAAACTCCGCATTGGCCCTTGTTACATAAGCATTAGTAGAGACATTTGGAAATTCCCTTCTTTCCACTAAACCAACTGCTTTAAGAATCATGTAAATAATATATGCTATACCAATTGTAACCATTACAACTGAAGCAAAAATAACCGGAGCATCATACATACTAAATTTACTCATATTTAAGATAATAAAATATTTTTATTTTAAATAAAACGATTTTTAAATAAAAATATTATAATTAATTTTAATAAAACTGTAAATGTAAATGTAAATGTAAATGTATTAACGTAGTCTGTAGTCACGTCTTCTTGTAGCAGGTTTAGCAGGTTTAGCAGGTTCCATTATGTACATTACGTAATAAGCAATTACGGATAAAATAAAAAATATGAATAAAACTAGCATTACAAAAGCAGGGGTTTCCATTTTATTTTAACACAATATTTTAATTTTATAAATTTTAATTAAACGAAATAATCAAATTAAATGAAATAATCAAATTAAATGAAATAATTAGATAGGTGCTAAACAGTATTTAATTTTACCTAAATTAGCAATATTATATAATATAGTTAATGGATAGTCTGTTTTTAGATATATTTCTATAGTAGAGCATAAATTAGTAGATTTGCAGAATAAAATAATATATTTAATATTGAACTTTCCTTCTTGATAAGTTTCGTCTTCTAGTATGTTATCGTTAGATTCATTTATTTTTATTATTTGTTCTGCGAAGTCTCCCTTTGCTGAAAGAACCAATTCTTTTGAATTAGATTTGAAACTAACTTCGTTTGATACGTTCGATAACTCAGATATATACGTTTGAAAATCTGACGAAGGCATTGTAATATAAGAATCGAATGATATACTTGGAATATCATATATTTTTTCGTCCATGTCTAAAATTTTAACCTTGCTTTCTATAATTGTCTTTTTTGTGCTATTTACTGTTTTAATTGTTATAAAAGTAGGTTCGTTTCTATGAATTGTAAAAGAAATTGTATCTGCATGTTTACTACCCTTTAATATCTTAAAAATAGAAACTAAATTTAATCCGACGTTTATATAGTCGTCACATATGTACTCTTCAAATTTTTCTGCAAATAGCGACAAATTTACTATCGCACATTTTGTAGTGTCTATTGTTGTGAGTTTTATACCAGTTTTATCTGCAGTAAAATTAACGTCACATAAAATATTTTTAAGTGCTTCGAATAAAATTCTAATAGCATTAGTTTGAACAGTTGTAAAACTAAATAAAGGTTTATCAGACATTTATTTAGTTTTAAAGCATTTTTTTAAATAGTATTATTTTATTCAAGTTTATAGTCATCTCTTGGATCGACTGCTGCATGACGCTTCCAAATTAAATTGCACGGACATTTTTTGATAATGATTTTTTTACCTAAAATAGGTGTATCATTGGAAATCATAATTAACATACCTTCTTCAAAATTAAAACTTTCAAATTGTGGATGATTCTTTAGTGCGTCTTTTAGACTAATTGGTTCTTCTCTATCCCTGTAAAAATTGCATAGTGGACCCAAATACGGAGTAACGTGATCTGTTACATTAATTTCATTAAAGAAAATTGTTTCCGGATAATATTTAAATTTAGGTGGTTCAACCTTGAAAGGGTAAATAGGAAATGTGATATCCTTTTTATAAGTTAAATATTTCATAAACTGACCATTAAACATGTATTCAATAGTAATCGATACTATTTTATTATCTTCTTCAATTTTTTCTATATCATCGTGGTCTAATTCTGAGCGCACGATTTCTGGACTATTTTCAAGATTTATTCTATAGCATATAATATCGTATTCATCGTCTTCAAGGTCATTTTCATCTTCAAACGTTTTATATTTACGTGGGTAAAACTTATCAAACAAAAGTTTTAGTCTATGTGCTACGGTTACGGTTGCAAATATTCCAGAAACTGCATATAAAATCCACATTATAGTTAATAATATAAAGATTCTTTATATAAATTTAAAAATGAATGCAGAAAATGTCCAAGTAAAATCGAAGAGAGGTAGAAAAAAAAAGTGGGAATCTTCAAATCTCAAAAATTTTACATTGAATAATTATACAAATTTAGAATCTAGTAAAGGTACAATTTCTGAGGAAAGCACAAATTTCGAATCTAAATTTAAAAAAGAATCAAATTGTAGCGATTTAAATTTTGGAAATTTAACAATAAAAGTGCAAGAAAAAGAAGAAAAAAAACCTACTTTTATTAATTTTTTAACTAAGGAGAAAAAAACACGGTGCACTATAGAACTTTCAGACGAAGAAGATGAAACAGAAATAAAGATAGTCAAAAAAACTGTAAAACATGTCAATACTAATATTTCCACGAATAATTTGAAATGTTATTATTGTCACCATTTTTTTGATAATAAAGCATTTTACATTCCTTTAAAATATTCAGAAGAACTCAGACGATACAAACTATTTGGAAATTTTTGTTCACCAAATTGTGCAAAATCCTACTGTCTTTCTAGTAAATTACTTGAAAATAAAACTTATTTACTTTGTCAGTTCTATAGAAAGTTATTTGGTGCGGATTTTAAAATTACACCGGCACCTAGTTTTTTAAGACTAAAAGATTATGGCGGAGATTTAACAATAGAAGAGTTTAGAAAATTTTCATACACTAATAATATTTATACTTTAAACAATGTTGCATGTGAAATGATATTTTTGAAATGATTCATTTTAGATTTCATTTTCATTTTCATTTTCATTTTCATTTTCATTTTCATTTTCATTTTCATTTTCATTTTCATTTTATTACAAGGAACAGCAACAAGATAAGTACATAAAATAAATAATTTTTAATCTCAGATAGTAATTTATCAGTAGTGGTGTAAATTTGGAACGTATTCGCACTTGCACTTTGGAATGTATTTGTACTTGTATTTGTATTTGAACTTGTATTTGTACTTGTATTTTCATCTGTATCCAAGTTTTCTCTTCTAAATTCCGCGCCCGAATTTCTCTGTCTTAATTTGTTTTCAAAATCGTTGTGGTATGTATTACCAGACGAATTTAATGGCGTAGCAGGAATATAAATATCTCTGTAAGTTGGACTAGAACTATAATACAACATTTAATATTACATTTATAAAATACTTTTTTTTAAAATAAAATAATTTTACAGGTTTATAGCGCGTTTACCTTTCTGATTGACTGTAACTTCTTTAGACGTTTCAACCGTTCCGCTAGACATTGAATCATCATCTTTTAGAATGCTGGAAAAACTTGTAGACGGACCGGACATGTCTCCCAAATTTTTATTTGGGTTACTGGTCATATTTTGGTATGCCATGTTTTTAATAATGTCTGCCGTTTTAGGATTTTCAGTCCCTGGCATCATAGAACTAAACATAGTTTTAGTCATATGAAACATAAATGCACTTCCGGCTAATGTAACTAAAAGTTGCAATTCGGGTGGTAGGTCGGCACGATTTTTATATTTCTCGTGTAGTTTTGCAAAAACAGAGTCGTAGTCGTCAATGTTATCCATAATAGATTCAGACCAACCATCTAACTTTGCACCCACTGGATCGAATTTTTTATTAACAAATTCAAGTCCTGTAATAGCAGCTATAAGTAATTTTTGTTGAAATTTAATACTCATCTCAGTTTCTGTGCTATTTTTGTGAATTTCGTATTCAAATCGTAAGTCTGATAATTTCGAATTCATTGAAAATTTTTTGGTCAATTCTATTCCTCTCTTTTCAAGAGCATATAATTTAAGCAACAAAGTCTGTTTTTCCTCTTTCTTATTTTTTTTGTTTGAAGGTTTTTCATCACCGGATGATTCGGTACTAGAATAATCAGACGACTCGCTGCCACTTTCATCCGAACCTGAATCGTCGTCACTTTCCGAATCGTCGGAGTCGTATCTAGATTCTGTTTTTGTTTTAGAACTATTAACAAAATTACGATAATCCTCGGAAGCAAATTTAGCAGATTTTCCGGATTTACCCAGTTTACTTGGATTTGATAATGCAGGTTTAATAGACTTTGACGACTTGAAAGATTTATCACGCTCTTCTTCAAAGGTATCAGGTAAATCGTCTGGTTCAATAGTGCTTGAACTATCGTTATCATCAGAATCGTCGCGTGTCAAAGTAATCCCATCTATGCTAATCGGATTTTTAACGCTTACAGGTGTATGAGATTGCTCAGTTTCAACTTTAATTCTAGGTACAGAACCGCTCATTTGTATTATAATAATTTATTATTTTACATTTAATAACGCATAAATTATTGAAATTGAATATAAAAGTAATTATTATTTATTATTTAAACGATGATAAATAATAACATTTTATATGCTGCCGGTATTCTTTTTTATAGTAAAACTTTAGATAACACACCGTTTTTTTTATTAGGTAAAGATTACGACAATAAATGGTCCAATTTTGGAGGTAGATGCGAAATATCTGATAAATCTGATCCAGAAACAACTGCTGCAAGAGAAACTTGGGAAGAAACTATTGGAGCAGTTTATGACTATGAATATATTAAACAATCTCTAAAATCTAAAAATGTTAAATATATATCTTGCAAAACTCCTAGTGGTCATCCTTATTATATGTATCTTTTAAAAATTCCATATAGCGTCTCATATAGAGACCGTTTTATTTCTACTAAAAAATTTTTAGGAAACATAAAAACTGAAAACAAATTTTTAGAAATGACCGACATTAAATGGGTTTCTTTGGACACTATTAACTATTCTACGAATAATAAAAAATCTATAATAAAATTGAGGTATATTTTTGAACAAACTTTGAAATTAAATATAAAAGAAATATTGGAATTACTATAACTGTTTCAATACACTATAACCGTTTCAATACAGTTTTATTAGAAACTACTTGGAATATTGGTATTTCTATATTTCTAGGAGTTGTTCTAGTTTCGGTAAAATTTAACTCGTTAGTTTTACCAATTTTAACAATTGGATTTATAAATTTTGCGTCAAAATCTTTTTCAATAATAGGAGGCATTTCTAATACGTTTTTTTCTATAACTTCATCGAAATTCCTCGGACGTAATACACTCGTTTTAGAAACTACATTAGTATTGTAAAATTCAGATAATTGCTCAGTATCAACCTTGAGTTGTGATGTTTTTTCAAATGTGTAATTAGGTTTTACAGAAGGTCTTCTAATGTAGGAAGAATCCATCTGTGTAAATATATCTTTTATCTTATCTGGAGTTCCAATTGTAGGTACAATTCTTACAAGTGTTTTATCTCGTTTGTTATTTACACCTTGTATTGTAGAAATTTCGTTATTTTGCAAGAATGTGTTGTTACTTTCTATACTTGGTTTGTCTAGTTCAAAAACATTGGACATTTGATGTTAATATTATATAATATAATATATTTAATTATTTAATTTAAAAAAAGACTTTGATTCTTGAATTTTTTTATCTGCTTCATTGAATAAAAACTTTTTTTCGTTATCCTCTGCTCTCATCAAACTTTTATCTCTTACGTAACTTCCTGGATCTGGTCTAGTTTTAAATACTATTTCGTCTGGTAATACATTAATTATTCTATCGTTAAAATCAGTTACTCTTTCATGAGGAATTATTAAAACTTTAGTAGATTCTCTAATACTATCCTTTGCAGTTCTTATAGTTTTTCTAAAAAAATCGAAATCTTCTACATATTCTTTTATGCCGGTTGGTAATATTACCTTACTTACATTAGATACATTTTTACCCTTTGTAATTGGTACATCTCTATTGACCTTTGTTAAATTTTCAGACTTAATAGTTTTTAAATAAGAAGATTCGTAGGGAAAATTATCTCTGTAAGAACCAAAATTTTCAACTAGACCATTAGCATCTATTATTTTTGAAGATGGATTTATTTCTGGTTTTGCAGAAGGCAGACCTTCACCTTTGAAAGTTGTAATATCTATTATTTTTTTTCCAGGTATATTTTTCTCTCGCGCATTTAGGATGTCACCCATTTCATTGAATACTGGTTCCGAGTCATCTTCAGGGTCGTTTTCAACACTAATTTCATTTTCATTTTCATTTCCGAGTTCATTAAAATTTATTCCAATTTCTTTCTTTTCGAGAACTGGGTTTGTAATGCTACGCGGTTGTCTACTAGTACTCTTGGGTTGGTTGCTGCTGTTATTTATATGAAATCCGATTAATGCTAGAGAAATTATAAGTATTAACATATACTTTTGCATTTTAGTAATAATTAAATATTTTAATTAAATATTTTAATTTATGTATTTAACTATTTAATTTGTATTCTGCATATAGGACACGTATCTGATTTTTTTAATAACCATTTTTGTATACATTCAGTGCAAAAAGAGTGCTTACATTCTAGTTTAACATTATTTTCGCTATCTTCCATACATATTGCACAAGTAGTTATAGAAG